TGGTTGCTTCGCCACTCTTAACTCTTTTAAGGAATTCTTTAGTGACGAGGTGATGCAGTTCATTAAACTGCTCTTCTGTGGCTTTAGCCATTTAACTGAATAGTTTTTCTTTTACAATTGCGAGTGCTTGATCGTCTAGTTTGTTATCAGTTCTTGCTACATAAGCTTCAAGTAGGTCTACTACGAGCTTTTTAACAGAGTCCGACTTCAAGAAGGCGAATAGAATGGGCTTGATTAATACGATCATTTGTTTAGGGGGTTAAGTTTTTGCCACCATTTCTTAGGTGGTGGTGGTGGAAGTGCAGCTTTTTGAGCTTTAAGTACTTCCGCTTTGAATGCAGCTATAGGAATAACATCACTACAAATATGATATATCCTAGTGTTAGGGCGTATCATAAAGCCTTTTTGTTGTAAGCTGGCACATTCTTTTAAACGTACTAACTCATAATCCAAGGACATCTTTGCAGAATGTTTCTTAGCTATACTTTTACATATTTCAACAAGAGAACCATCAAGGGGCATCATAAAATTTAATTGAGCACCCCAGTTCTCAGCTACAGTATAGCTTTGTTGATCCATGTGATCATCATACGGTGTTGTATGATTGCCCATATAGAATGGGCTGAATGTCATAGTTGCACCATTACAGGAATTGTTGGCTCCATAGACTTGACGACTTGGAGCTCCATTATTCTGGAATTGCACAGCTTGATTGGTAACATTTCCGGTTGCTGCTGCCACAGGGTTGGAAGTGTTTTGGACTTCTGGTTCTGCATATGCAGGTGTACCTATTGCGAGAAGACCGATAATGAGGTAGTAGTAGCAGTGGTTTCGATAGTTCTTTCGATTTCCTGTACTTCCAGTACCTGACTTGCTGCTCTTGTTACGATTTCTAAAGTGAAATCTGAACCAGCTGTTGTCATGTTGAATACTGAATCTGAATCCGCTATACCACCTGACGAAGTTGAGGTATGGGTTATATTGTCCCCAGACCATTTGTTCAGTGCTGAACCATACGTTGTTATCGTTATCTCTTCTTCTATATCTTGTTGTGTTGTCGTTGTGGAGTTCATCGACCCCTGGGTGAATTGGGGAGTAACTAACTCTGCTCTTGCTACCGAGGGGGATAACAGTAGGAAGAGTAATAGCCATTTGTTCATTCTTCCTTTTTCTTTGCCATAGGACAATTGACGGGTGAGCCTTTATCTTTAGAATTACCAGTGGTCAAGCCAAAAGTGGCCAGGGCTCCCGTAAACACACTTGCCACGAACGTGATATCTGAGTTACCAGATTTCTTTATCATGGGTATTTCTACGTAATTCATTGTTATTATGAAGCCAGACCAAACCACAACGCCAAGCCTGACGAATGTTCCAAGGATTTGGATCTGGTGTTCTTGGTCTTCAGCAGCATCTTTTAATTTGCCGAGGAGACTTTTTCCTTCCTTTTTTTCTTCCATGCTTCGATGCGTTTGTTTAGTTGCTTCGTTACAAACTTTTTAATTTGTTCAAACAAAGGTTGTGCCAATGTAGTTGTAGCTACAGCACCTAAAGCAGCAGTAACAGCAGTAACCATTACTTCTGCAGTAGGGAGTGGCATTTGTATATCAATAACTGGTATTTGTAACTTTGGAGCAGGTGGTTGCTCTGTAGTCTTCTCCTCCGCCTTCTGTGTGCCCGCAGGACGCTCCAAATCAGCCGGTGGGATGACTATGGGGCGAAACGATGGAACTCTCGCTGAGGGCGGTTTAAAGTACATCTCAGGGATGTCCAGAGCTTTAGGTATATTGGCAGAGGGTATTTCCATTAAGAAGGTTTATTAGCTATTAAATCTGCTTTCCATGCATTCTTTACATCTGTAGTCCAGACTGCAGCACAAACATCTTTAACAACTTGTGGTTTACTTGATACATCTGTTTCTACAAGATTATCACTTGCATCTAACTCACCACAAAGAAGACATTCTCTCCAAAAAGTTCTGCCTACTTCTTTATTATCTTTCAATACGATGTCAGCTCTCCTGACTTGTACATGGTTGAAAGGTGGAATCACCTCAACTTTGTATTCTTGTTTTTCTGTAAATGCCATTAGGATTTCTTTATTTAGTTAAACGGGTTTAGGCAATTATATAGCTGCCTTGGAAAGTTATTGAGCATCCTGCATCTTGTATATCTGAATGCTGGAAGTAAGATTGACCTGCGTTGTTACCTTGGTAAATCACATACCAATTATTATTATTATGGAAATGGAAACTATAAGCTGTACCATTACTACTACCAAAAAATAACAAATGACATGCCATTGGTACCTGTACACATCTAGAAGCTGCAAAAGGCCGTACATTCATAATAATTGGTTGACCAGAAGTGGTATTAGACCACGTTTCTAATCTTCCATTTACATGAACTACGTTACCAACTTTCACATAATATCCTTCTGTACCTGAACCAAGTGTTCCAGTTACAACAGAAGGTGTCCATGTACCAGCTTCATAGTCATCTAATAAGTTTTCATCAGCTGATACTGAACTTCCAGTACCTACAGCACTGAAGTCAATACCGTGGCCAGCTGTTGCTATTACTAAGTTACCATCTGTAATACTTAAATGAGTGCCATCACATGTAAGTCCAGCCTCACCATTAATACCACCTGAACCATCTGCAGTAACTACTCTATTATTTGCATCATTTGATAATGCTGCTCCAGCTGCAGGAATTGCTTCAAAAGCTGGAGGTGATCCAGCTCCTGTTGATGTTAATACCTGTCCATCTGTACCTGGTCCAACGAAAGATGGATTACCAGATGCATCAAAAGTTAAAATTTGACCATCTGTACCTGCTTTAATTTCTGCTAAACCAATAGCATCATTAGCCATATTAGCTTCAGCTACTGTATCATCGGCTATCTTAGCTCCTGTTACAGCATCATCAGCTAGGCCACTTGTTTTTACTTGTGTTAATGCCATAATTAAGTTGCCGCCATATACGAGAAACCAATTGCTATATAACCACCAGAATCAGCATCTAAGTCTTCATAAGCTCCGTTATCTCTTGTTGTTTTGAATTGAAGAGTTGAAGTGTTTTTAGTCATAAAACAATTACCCCAAAAATCATTGCTTTCCATATTCCAACTATGTAAAACAATGCTACCACAAGTGTTAAATGCGTCTTCTAGTCCACCAGTATTATTAGATGAAGCAAAAGGCATATTAGTTATTTCAAAGTTTGCATTACTATTATCGGAATCAACTCTTAATTCACCTGAAATGTGAACCATTCTTCCAATTTTTGTATAAGCAAGGGTATCAACTCCACTATGTAAAGTAACGCTACTTGCACAAGTTGCTACAAAATAGCCTTCTTCATAATCATCGAGAAGTTCATTTTGCATAGTGGTACCGTCTGAAGTAGCAGCAAAGCTGACACCATGTCCTGCGGTACCTACAACTAGATCTCCATCAGATATGGTAAGATTATGAGTCCCACCTGTTGTTATATTAGCACTGGTAGTAGTAAGAGTTTGGTTAACTGTCGTATTACCACTGGAGTCAAATGTTAGAGCATCATCTCCAGTAGTATCTTGTATTTTATTTACTTTTAATGTACTCATTATCCAGCCTCCAATGCTTTAACTTTAGTTGACAACTCTTTAATAGCATTGAGCATATGCCAAAACAGTTCATCAGTATCAACTGTTTTAACTCCCTTGCTGCTTGTAATAATACAATTAGGAGCAACTGATTCTAGTTCTTGTGCAATAACACCTAATTGAACACCTGTTACGCCTTGACCAATAAGTACTTTACCTACATCTCCTTCAGCTTTAGGGAATTGAGAAACATCAACTACATCATCAGATGATACAGGAGTATATGATCTAGCTACTTTAATATCACTAGTGGTCTTAGTACCATTTTGTACCTCTGTATCACTTTTTTCGTAGTATTGCGCAGGTGTTTTATTGTATTGTTTGTACTTAAAATTTCTAACTTTAATGTTATCTATAACACTTAAACCAACAGTATTGTCAGTTATATCTTTCTTCAATCTCTGGTCAGATGTTGTTGTCCAAGATGATGAGTTATTACCTTGAGTACAAGCTCCAGAAGCTGCTCCATATATCCAAGTATTACCATGAGCAGGTCCTGTATCACTATGAGCTATAAATAACTCCTCGGTATCAGAGGCACCTATTTGGTTTGCACCTGCCTGATTACCAAGACATACATTATAACTTCCGTCTGTTAATCCAAGAGCGGTTCTTTCGCCGATAAGTGTGTTTCCAGAAGAACTTGTTAGATCCTTTCCAGCTTGTCTACCTACACAAACATGATCGTTAGATGTACAAGCTTTACCAGCTTCAAATCCGATAAATGTATTTCTATCTGCTCCACTACCTGTTACTCCAGCTTCAAATCCAATAAGCGTATTTGCTTCTCCGTCAGTTAGTGCTTTACCTGCACCATTACCTATGCACACATTGTATGTAGCTGTAGTAACACCTACTCCCATTGCATAGGAACCAACCGCAACATTCTCTCCGCCTGTTCCATTCTCATGGGCTTTATAACCTATTGCAGTTACATGGCTAGCAGTGCTTAAATCTTTCAAAGCATCTGCGCCTACAGCAGTATTTGAATCTCCTGAGGTGATTGAAGTACCAGCATCATGTCCAACGCAAGTGTTATTTTGTGCACCACTCCATGTACCTACGTTACCAGCATCGGTTCCAGCAACAGTGTTGTTATCACCGTCACTTGTTACACCACCAGATACTGTAGCAAAACTAAGAGTTCCTGATCCATTTGTTTGTAAATATTGGTCTGCATCTCCATCATTTTGAGGGAGTGTTAAAACGACCTGAGCGTTACTAGTCGTAGAAGAAGGGGCAGTTAAAGATACTGTACCCCCACCACTAGCTGTTGTTAATTTTACTGTACTCATGATTTAGGATATTTATCTTTTGTAGTTTTAATTGTTGCTTTCCAAGCATCTATACCGTTATGGTATATGTCATCCAACTGATCGACCACAGAAGGGTATTCGGCTGCTCTATCTCTTTGATACTTATTATTATTATAGATACCTTGAAGCCTTGTTACTTCAGCATTTATTTCAGCTTCAGTAGGTTTTGTTTGCTTACTATCTAACCAATTTAATTTGGAATAGGGATAATCCTCACCACCCCAAACCCATTCGGCTCCAGGAGTTAATGAAAATAAAGCATTTTTTTTAGTTATCATGCTGCTACCTCAAATAAATAAAGTCTATTATGTTTAGCATCTGCAGATTCATCACCTGAGTGATACCTTATTTGAACATTGTAAGTATTAGCTAAATTACTAAACGTAGAATCTAAAGCAGATACAACCATAGTACAATTCATATCAGTTCCAGATTGAAGACGCATCCTACCCGTTTGTAAATTATCATTCGCATCCCCAGATGTTGCTCTTACTAACTTATAGTCAGCTTGAATATCTCCGCCACTACTCCTAGACATAAAAGCATAGGAGGTGACATGCAATGCAAATACTTTATTAGATGTAGAAGCTAATGTGATTGATAAATCAGAGTCATATATATTTGCAAAGCTGCTGCTAGTAGTTGCTTTAGAATCATCAGAGGCTGTAACTACTTGGAGTATTTTACCAAATGCAGCGGTATTAGCTTTAGCTGCTGTGACAGCATTAGCAGCTAACATATCTGTGTCTACTATACCGTCTGGTAGACCACCTACGGAGACTCCTGTGACGGTTCCGCTTCCATTAATTGTTATTGTCATAATTTAAACGATTGTCCAGTTGTCTCCAGAGTCGATAGTTACAACGACACTGTTGTTTATTGTTATTGGTCCTGCAGATAAAGCATTACATGCTGCACCAAATTCAGTACCAATGGTATAGTTAGTAGTAACTGTCTGACCATTCTCCATAAAGATTTTATCAGAACCACCACCAACTGCTCCACCTCCAGCTGCATCAGCCCATAACAAACCACCTGTTCCACCAGATTGTTTTGTTAGTACCTGTCCATTAGAACCAGCATTATCTATATAAAGATTATCTTCATCAACGGATTGAGAAGACATGTGTTCTAAATCAACTGCACCAGCTGCTATATGTTCAGAGTTAATAACATCATCACCTATGTTATCACCGTCTACAGCATCAGCTGCTAGTTTAGCATGTTCTACTGCACCAGTACCTATTTTAGCTGCTATTACAGCTCCTGCTGCTATCTTAGCTGCACTTACTGTACCATCTCCGGGTGTAGGAATACTTACAGCTGAACCTATTTGAATTATAAATATACTAGCACCAGATCCAGGAGCCGAACTGAATACAATAGTATCAGCATCGGATAATGCAAAACCTTCGGCTGGAGCACTTGTTCCAGTATTAGCTTTCTGTATAACACCATTAACACTAACAATAAGTTGTGCCGCTGAAGCTACACTAGCTGCACTACCTGATGTACTAGTTTCTTTTAAATCAAATGTTGAGTTAGTAAGTGTAGCTGCATCAGTTGTACCAGGATTGGTCATTACTAGATACTTAAAGTCTCCAGTAGATGTTACTTCTCCCCAAGATGATCCATCATAGACCTTCATCTTGTTAGCATTAGTATCAAATACTAAATCACCTTCATCATTATCAGACCCAGGTTCTCCAGCTGCTACACGGTATCTATTATTAAAGTCATTTATATCATCACTTAACTGTACAAAGTCTGACTCCCTTATCATTGCCTGGTGGTAATTATAAGTCTGGCTTGATCCAGTGGATACAACCATTAAACCAGCACCAGATTGGAATACATAAGGATCGGGGTTTGAACCAACACCACCTCTTAATTCACTAGGGAATCCGTTAATTGTTATAGTTGAGTTATCAAGTGCATCTCCATTAGTTGAGACACCACTAGAGTTAACTTGTAACCCAGCGGCATCAGTTATACTAATTACAACACCAGCTGCTGGAATTGTGTTAGGGAATGATTCATCATCTGCTATAACTTCAAGACCACCAATAGGTGCGATTATACTTGATACATAATCTACAACAGCTCCAGAAGTAGGAATGTGTGAGTCACTATCAGAGATAGTTGTTTGCTCACAACCTATCATACCGATTTCAACTGCATCATTTGCAATTGTTACAGCACCTGTATTAGCAATAGTTACGTCACCGGATACTGCTACTGCAGTTGGAACGTTAGAACCATTACCAACAAGAATTTGTCCGTCAGTTACGCTTGCTAATTTACTATGAGCAATAGCTGCTCCAGATGCTACAGAAGCATTAACTACTGCATTACTTGCTAGTTGGTCAGCTCCTACTGCATCGTCAGCTATCATAGCTTGTTCTACAGCATCATTAGCTATAGTTACAGCACCTGAATTTGCT